CCTCGAACTCATCGCCGGCCAATGCCCAACCTGCAGGGAGGCGACCCATGCTCCATGACGCACTGTGCGAGCTGGGCCAGCCCAACCGCAACTGCCGCACCTGCGACGGCTGGGTGTCGCCCGGTCACCCGCACTGCCACTGCGGGTCGCGCGCGTTCCCGCTGTGCTCGGGCTGCCGGGGTGGCCTGCACCGGCACCACTTGGAGACCAACCCCGCCACGGGCAAGCGGTGCTCGTGCGACCTGTGCAACGAGGAGGCGGCGTGAGCGGCCTAGCTCAGACCGACATCGACCCGTATGGCGCGCAATTGCACGTCGTGTACGACCGCCGGGGGTGGGCGCTGCTCAAGCGACGTTTCCCCGGCCTCGTCGAGGACGGATTCCCAGACGCCGACGGGTGGGCTCGCCACTCCGTGTGGCACCCCAAGAACGGAACCTCACCCGAGGCCCACCACGTGCTGGTCGTCGACGTGCGCAAGGCCCGGTCCACCGCCGACCTGGTCAACACCATCGCCCACGAAGCGGCCCACGTCGCCGGAAACCTCATGGGGCACATCGGCCACCACGACCAAGCCGGTGAGCCGACGGCATACCTCGTCGGCTGGATCACCCAGTTCGTGTGGGAACACCTGCCCGAAAGGAAGGACGCATCGTGAGCGACCCCATATGCCCCGAGTGCGAGCAGGGCAAGTGCCGCAACTGCTCGGGCGACGCGTGGGACCACGAGCGCGACGAACCGACCGCGTGCACGTGCCCCGACCCGATCCACACCACCAGCAGGGAGAGCGAGAAGTGAGCGAGTACCACGAGACCGTCGGGGCAATCCGCCGAGCCTGCGTGAGCATCTGCGACCACTGGGAAGGCTCGCTTGACGGCCCCAGGGTCGCCGGCAAGGTGGGCGGGTCCAACGCATCAGCCGAAGCGCCGCCGCCGGTCAGCCTCGCCGTGCTCGACGACCGCCGTGACGCGCACGGAGACCTCGCACACTGGGCGCGCGTCGTCCTCGACCTAGTCACCGACATCGAAGGACGCACCCTCGCGTGGCAGGCGCCCACCGACGAGCAGGAGCAGCCGGCAGCACTCGCCCGGTTCATCGAGCACTGGGCCGACACCCTGGCCCGCACTGACATCGCAGAGGCCGAACTGTGCGCCGAGGAACTGGCCGAGCACGCACGCAAGCTGAAAGCCCACGCGCTGCCCGACCGCCGCGACTGGATGCCCATCGGTGACTGCCCTGTCACCGTGGCCGACACGGACGGCAACAGCGTCCCGTGCGGTGCGAAGGTACGCGCCTACCCCGACCGGCAGTTCATCGCCTGCCCTGGCTGCGGCACCGAGGACACGCTGGCGTGGTGGATGAGCCAGATCGTGCCCGAAGCGTCCGACCTCGCGCCCGCCTCGACGGTCATCGCATCCATCGCGGCGAGGACGTACCGCATCATCGATCCGGCGCTGCTGCGCAAGTGGGCATCGCTGGACCACATCAAGCGCCACGGCAAGGACACCAAGGGCCGTACGCTCTACAGCGTGGCCGCCGTGCTGGCGTACGCGACCAAGGGTGAGAAGGAGGAGGCGGCATGACACACGTCCGTCGCCTCGGATGACACGCTGCCGAGATTCTTGACGCCGAGACTCTTCATGGCGGACAATTCACACCTAGGGCGTGCGTAGCATTCCCTCAACCAGCCCCGAGCCGCACGGCCGGGGCTGTCGGCATGTCAGGGGGTCGGTATGGACGACGCCACCGGCTCAACCTGCGACCGCTGCGGGGCACGCGCCCGCTACACCTACACCGGGCACGGCAGTATCGACCTGTGCCGCCACCATTCACGGGAGCACGACCGGGCGCTGAGGCGGGCTGGGTTCGAGCGGCGGGATGTGGGGCTGGTGGTGGCTACCGGTGCCGTTCGCTAAGCGCAGCGGGTCGGCCAAGGTCTACGCCACGCCAGCACATCGCAAGGCCAGGGCCGCGATGCTCGCGGCATATCAACCCGGTGACCCCTGCTGCCTGTGTGGACACGCCATGTGGCGCACCTTCTGCAAGCGACACGGCAAGGTCGACAACTGCGCACTGCACTCCGACCACGACCCAGTGACGGGCGGTTACCGGGGGCTGGCGCACGGCGTCCCCTGTCCCACCTGCGGCAAGCGGTGCAATCAGAGCGATGGTGCCAAGCGAGGACGGGCGAGGCAGGACACCACGCGCAGGCAGTGGTAGCCCGAAAAAAATCCAGACGCGACACCGCCATGACCCGCGAGTCAGCCGTCTTCTCCCTCCGATCAACCAATGTCCGGACAGGCCCAGGAGGTGGGTGGTGCTTCATGCCACGAATCACCTGCACCTGTGGCAAGGAGTTCGACGCGGCCCGCGCGAACGCGAAGTACTGCTCTGATCGGTGCCGGAAGCGCACGAAGCGGTCCGGTGCGGACGTAGTGGCGCTTCCGCAGAGCCCCAAGCCGCGCCGCGAGTTGGGTGCGGTCGCGACAGCAGCCCTCGCGGAACTCGAGGTTGCTGGCCGCGTCGGTACGGCACTGGGAGCGCAGGCTCTGAGCCTGGCCAACCGACTCGACAACGGGCTCATGGAGACCGGGTCGGCCTATGCCTCGCTGTCGAAGGAGTTCCGGGAAGTCATGGCCCAGGCGACGCGCGGTGCTGCGAAGGCGACGGCTCCGGAGCAGTTGCGCGACGAGCTAGCAGCCCGCCGGGCCAAGCACGGCGCCTGATGTACCAGCCGCTGCACCGTCACCGGCCGGCCCACAAGTGGACCAACGGTGACCTCGCCGCCAAGGTGGGAGCCGACCTTGGGCTGCCGCCGGATGACGAGCAGCGGTGGATCCTTGACACGATCTACGCCGAGAAGGCAGCGGAGCGGCCGGCGTCGTTCGAGGTCGCAGTCATCTCGCCGCGGCAGAACATCAAGACGTCCACCCTGGGCATCGCCGCCCTCGCCGACCTGTTCGTGTTCGGCGTCGAGCGGCACCTATGGACGGCGCATCACGGTGACACCCTCAAGGGCACGTTCAACGACTTCCGCGAGTGGATCAAGTCCAACCCGGAGTACGACGAGCAGGTGACCTTCTACGAGGGTCACCAAGACATGTCGATCGTCCACAAGGACACAGGCAACACCATCGACTTCCAGTCCCGCACCGGCAAGGCCGGCCGTGGCCTCACCGGGGTCAAGCGGATCACGCTCGACGAGGCGCTCTACCTCGAGCCGAAGCACGTCGGCGCGGTCTACCCGACGATGCTGACCCGGCCGGGCGCTCAGGTGCGTATCGGTTCGTCGGCGGGACTGTTGATGTCCGAGCAACTGCGTCGAATCCGTGACCGCGGTCGTGCCGGCAAGGACAAGCGTTTGGCGTACGTCGAGTATGGGGCGACGCGCAAGGCGTGCTCGCAGACGGACTGCTCGCACACTGCCGGCGCTGTCACAGGCTGCGCATTGGACGATAGAGACCTATGGTGGTCGGCGAACTGCGCGCTCTGGCCAGGCCGGATCACCGAGGAGTCGCTGGCGGACCAGCGTGCCTCGATGCCGCCGCAGGAGTTCGCTCGCGAGTTCCTGTCCTGGTGGGAAGACCCGGTGTCGCAGGGCGGCGCCCTCCCCTACGGCAAGTGGCTGGACCTAGTCGACGTCGAGTCCGAGCAGACCGGTGACATCGCGTTCGGCGTTGACCTCGCCGGCGACCGCGACGTGTGGGTTGCCGTCGCGTGGAGACGGGGTGGAGTCGTCCATGTCGAGCTCGCGAACGAGGGTTCGCCGCTGACCGCGTTCCGGGTGGTCGACGAGTGCCGGCGGCTGCAGGAGGTGTGGGGCGGCAAGGTGGCCACGTCCGCCTTCGGTGCCGAGCTCGAGCGTGCGGGCGTGCAGATCGTCGACGTGACCAGCACCGGGTTCGCTGCCGGCTGCGGATACCTCGCCGACCTGCTCGACGATGGACAGATCCGGCACGGCAACCAGGAGCGTCTCAACAACGCCATCCGGGTCGCGAAGTGGCGGCCGCCAACCGTGAGTGGTGAGCGCGCGCTGCTGCTTAAGGACTCCCCCGAGGTGGCGCCGGCTGCCGCCGTCGCCCGGGCCTTGCACGGCCTCAAGCTCGCCTACACCCCGCCAGCCCCCCGCCGCGTGCAGGCGCCCAAGCAACCCAGCGGCGTCGCCGCCATCGCTTTCTGACCAAGAAACCCGGGAGAGGGGGCATCGTGACCGTCATTCCTCCCGCCCCTCGGCCCGTTCGTGAGCGTGGATACGCGGCCGACCCCTCGTTCTGGGGGGACATGAGCGGAGAGACCACGCCTGAGTTGGTGTGGCCTCTCTCGGTGCAGGTGTTCGACCGGATGCGGCACCAGGACGCGCAGGTCTCGTCTGTGCTGCGAGCTGTGACCTCTCCGATCATCCGCACCGGGTGGCGCCTGGACGGGCGGGGTTGCCGCCCGGAGGTGACCATGGCGGTCGCCTCCAGCCTCGGCCTACCGATCGCCGACGCAGACCCCGAAGACGACTTCACGTCGCAGCTTCGCGGGCGCGACCGCTTCTCGTGGCAGGACCACCTTCGGCTGGCCCTGCTCATGCTGCCCTTCGGGCACATGTTCTTCGAGCAGGTGTACCGCATCGACGATGCCGGGCTGTACCGGCTGCGCAAGCTGGGCCCGCGACTACCGCAGTCGATCTCGAAGATCAACGTCGCCCGCGACGGCGGCCTCGTGTCCATCGAGCAGTACAGCACCGGCACCGGGCAGATGGGTCCTGGCGTCATGCCCGGCTCAACCGGGGTCGTGCTGCCAGTGTCCCGGCTCGTGGCCTACGTCTTGGAGCGCGAAGGGGGCAACTGGCAGGGCCAGTCGCTGCTGCGCTCGGCGTACAAGAACTGGATCTTGAAGGACCGTGCGCTGCGGACGTGGTCGACGTCGATCGACCGGAACGGGATCGGTATCCCGATCTACGAGTCGGCCGAGGGCGAGAAGGATCTCTCCGCTGGCACGGACATGGCCAAGGCCGTTCGAGCCGGGGACAACGCCGGAGGCGCGATCCCCAATGGCGCCAAGCTGTCCCTCGTCGGCGTTACGGGGGCCCTGCCCGACATCGACAAGTTCGTCCGCTACCACGACGAGCAGATCGCCCGCTCGGCGCTCGGCCACTTCCTGAACCTCGGCACCCAGACCGGGTCATGGGCCCTCGGGTCCACCTTCGCGGACTTCTTCACCCTGTCACTGCAGGCCGTCGCGGAGATGGTGCGCGACACCGCGAACGCCCACATCGTCGAGGACTTGGTCGACCTGAACTTCGGCCCGACGGAGCCTGCTCCGCAGATCGTTTTCGACGAGATCGGCACCCGATCCTCGGAGCTTGACCGCGTTCGCGAGTCGGCTGGGCTCACGTCAGATGCCGACCTCGTGAAGTTCCTTCGCTCCGTCCCGAACCAGGAGGCATCGTGAGCCGCAAGTGGTACCAGATCGAGAATGCTGGCAGCAGCGACAGCCCCGCCGTGATTCGGATCTTCGACGGCGTGGGCGGGTGGTTCGGCGTCTACGCCTCTGAGTTTGCCCGCGACCTTGACGCCATCACGGCGAACGCCATCGACCTGCACGTCAACTCCCCGGGCGGCGACGCTTTCGAGGGCCTGGCGATCATGAACAGCCTGCGCAAGCACCCCGCCACGGTCACGGCGTATGTGGACGGCATGGCAGCGTCCATCGCCTCGGTCATCGTCGCAGGTGGCGCTGACAAGGTGGTCATGGGTCTGGGCGCGGAGATCATGATCCACAACCCGGCCGCGAACGTCGGCGGCAGTGACGCCAGAGACCTTCGGGAGATCGCCGACCGGCTCGACCAGATGCGCGACAACCTCGCCAGCATCTACATGCACAAGGCAGGCGGCGACCTCGAGTTCTGGCGCGCAGCCATGGACGCCGAAACGTGGTACACGGCGCAGGAAGCCGTAGACGTCGGCCTCGCCGACGCCATCGCCGTCGAGTCGCCCGTTCCCGAGTCCGTCAAGGCTCGCTTCGACCTGTCGATCTTCAACTACGCCGGGCGCGCTCACGCCCCGGCCCCAAAGCACCCGGCCGTGTCCGCGTCCGGGTCCACAGAAAAGCCGGAAGGGAGCCCCGCCGTGGCATTCAGCGACGAGCAGCTCACCAGTATGCGGCAGCAGCTCGGGATCGCAACCGACGCTGACGAGGCGACCATCCTGGCCGCCCTGGGGGAAGCGCTCTCCGAGCGCGCCGAGGCCCCTGCCGCCCCGTCTGCGACCCCTCAGGCTTCGGCATCGCCGGCGCCCGCTCCGACCCCCGTCGCTGCCGCTCCCGGCACGATGGTTATCGACGCCTCGGCATGGCAGGCGCAGCAGGACCGCATTGAGCGGCTCGTGGCTGCCGACAACCGCCGCCGCCGCGACGAGCGGGACACCGTGATCGCCACGGCGGTCAAGGATGGCAAGTTCCCCAAGGCGCGCTCAGAGCACTGGGAGCGCCTGTGGGACGCCGACCCCGATGGCACCCGTGAGGTCATCAACGGCCTCGCCAAGGGTGTGGTGCCCATGAACGAGCTGGGTCACGCGGGTGACGACAGCGACTTCGACGAGTTCTCCCACATCTTCCCGAAGGAGGCCTGACCATGGCCGACTACACGCCTGTCTACTCGGGCGGCTCCGTCCCGAAGACCTTTACCACCTCAGCTGCCGTGACCGGCCGCCGGCTCGTGGCCGTGTCCGGCAACGGCACCGTCGCCCACGCTGGTGCCGACGACGCCACTGTCGTCGGCGTCGCAGCGCACGACGCCGCTTCCGGTGCCGTCGTCGCCGTCTGGCCGGTCGTCGGTGTCGTGCACGAGCTCGAGGCGTCTGGTGCGATCACCGCTGACGCCGGTGTCGTCTCCGACGCCAACGGCCAGGTCAAGACGGCCACCATTGCCACCGCAGCCGCGGCCGGCACCCTCATCGGCACCGCAGTCACCACGGCTGCCGGTTCGCCGCTCCTCGTCCGCGTCGACGGACGCAACTAATCCCCGAAGGGAGATAAGGCATGCCTCTGCAGCCCACGCCCACCCTTTCGGGCGACATGCTCACCATCAGCAGGTTCCTCCAGAGCCCGGCTGCCATCCAGCGGCGTCTGCGCGACTACCGCGACCTGCGGTTCGTGTCCGACCAGATCCTCACCCAGCGGTTCCGCTCGTCGGGCGGGGCGGTGCTCTACGACCAGAGCGAGTCGCAGCTGACCGACCGCGCCGTTGAGGCAGTCGCGCCGGGGTCTGAGTACCCCTACGCGAACGACCCGACCGGCACGGCGGCGCTCGCGGCCATCGTCAAGTGGGGCCAGAAGGTCCGCCTCACCGACGAGGAGATCGCGCGCAACGCGCTCGCCGGCGCGGCCGTCGACCGCAAGTTCCGCAAGGTGATCAACTCGGTCATCAAGCAGGTCGACACGATCGCTATGTCGGCAGTCGCCTCGGCACTCGCTGACACCGCGGCCATCGCCACGTGGAACAACGCCACCGTCGCCAACCGGAAGCCCCTTGAGGACATCCTCCTCGCGGTGCAGACGATCGAGGACCGTAACCAGGGCTACAACCCTGACACCCTCGTCGTGTCGCCGAAGGCCTACACCTACCTGATGCTGAACGACGCCATCGCGCAGCTTCGGAAGCGTGAGACCTCCGACAACCCGGTCTACACCGGCATGATCGAGTCGGTCGCTGGCCTGAACGTCATCAAGACGCCGAACCTGCCGAACGGCCTCAACGCCCTCGTGCTGGACTCCAACGCCCTCGGCGGCATGGCTGACGAGGTTGACGGTGCACCCGGTTACGCGGTGGCCGACCTCGCCGTGCAGATCAAGCCGATCCGGCGCGACGAGACCGACTCGTGGGACCTCCAGGGTCGCCGCAAGACGGTCCCGGTCGTGCAGGAGACCGGCGCGGGCCAGGAGATCACCGGGGTGGTGTCCTGATGAGCGGCTACGTCGTCAAGGCGCCATACGTGACGCTCAAGGTCGAGGACGCCAACGGCGCCGAGGTCGTTCAGGGCTTCTACGCGGGCGCGGTCGTCACCAACGCCGTGTCTGGCGACGAGCTCGACCGCCACCTCCGCAAGGGCCTCGTCGAGAAGGCCTCGACGAAGGACGCCAAGTCGGCTTCGAAGTGACAGACGGGAGGTGACGTAGATGCCTGCACCATCGTGGGCCCCCGCCGTCCAAGACGTGGCGGACTACGTCACCTCCCGCACTGTCGATGCCGTGACCCCCGGATCGGACACCCCGACCGGGACCTTCTCGGCCAACACGTACCCGACCGACGCGCAGGTCACGCGCCTGATCGACGCCGCATGCGGGTGGATTCTCGCAGTCACGGGTCCGGTCGCCACGGATCTCGAGGACACCGCCAAGAACGTCGCGGCGCTTCGCGCGGCAGCGATGGTGGAGTTGTCCTACCCGGTCCGCAATGACGAGATCGACCAGGTCGCCTCGGTCCTCCTGGCTGAGGCGCAGAGCGGTCGGAATGAGCTGGTCGCGGCCAACCGCGCCTCTGGGGTCGTGGTCGTGTCTACGGTCCCATCTCCCCGCGGGTCCTTTCCTGACGCCTGGCCTCCCCAACTCGACGGCCCCGGCTGGGACTATCTCCGGTGAGTACCATCGTGGACCTCATCGCCTGCGTCCGCGAGTGGGGAAACGGCCTGACCGGTCTCGTCGGCCAAGGTAAGCCCCTTGCCTTGGGCTTTCATGAGCACCGGCTGCGGTCGCCTCAACGCGGGGTGTACGCACTCGTAGCGGCCGACCCGTCGGCGGACGGCGGCGACGCCGAGGGCACCCTCACGGTTGGCGAGTGCACGTTCAACATCTACTCGGTTACCGACGCGGCAGCGGCTCGCAAAGCCGGCATCGCCCTGATCGCCGCCCTCCGCGCAGTCAATGCAGCCCCACCCGCCGCATTGGTCACGTCCGGCACCAAGTTGGTCGTGGTCAGCGGGGTGTCTGGGCAGGCCACTGACGCGGCGAACGCGTCCACGAGCTCTGAGGATGAGCCGCTGTACGTGGTGCGCGCCACCGTCTACGCGTCCCCGGCCTGAGCACTTCCCGTACTTCACGATCACCTGACAAGGAGCAGCAGACATGGCCGAGAAGACCGTCGAGCAGTACCTCGACGAGCAGCGGGCGGAGTGGGGCGCGTACGTCGCCACCGTGCCCATCGACGTGAACGGGGCGCGGGCGTTCAACCCAGGCGACCCCGTGCCCGCCTCGCACGTCACCGGTGGCGTGGTGCGCAAGGACGAAGTCCGGCCGGTCAAGGCCACCGACACCAAGGAGAGCTGAGCCATGTCTCACGCCGTTGCAGTGCCCACGGTCCTGACCGATCCAGGCATGTTGTGGATGGCCCCCCTGGGGACCGCCGACCCGACGAACACCGTGGCGGGCAGCGTCTTCACAGACGACCCGGCGGTTGCGTGGGTTCCGCTAGGCGCCACCACGGAGGGCTCATCGTTCAAGTACGCCACCACGGTGGAGGCGATCAACGTCGCGGAGTTCTTCGACCCGATCAAGTACGCCACCACCGAGCGCGCTGGGTCGATCGCGTTCAACCTCGCGAACTACACGCTGTCGAACTACCAGCGCGCCCTCAACGGCGGCGTCGCCGCGCTGACCGCGCTCAGCGGCACCGGCGCCACGTCGCTGTTCAAGTTCGAGCCCCCGGACCCCGGCACCGAGGTCCGGTCGATGATCCTGTGGGAGTCGACCGACCACACGCTGCGACTGCTGCTGCGCCAGTGCATCCAGGGCGGCGAGGTCGAGTCAGCGTTCAAGAAGGCGCCTGATATCGCGGCGATCCCGTGCACCTTCAACATGGAGATGCCGGTTGGGTCGAGCAAGCCGTTCACGTTCTGGGCGGCGGGTACGACTCGTGGCTGACCTCGGCAGCTTCGGCACGCCGCGGGAGGCTGCCGAGCCGGACACGTTCGGCTGGTTCGAACACACCCTGCGCTCCAACCCGGACTTCACCGAGCTCGAGGTAGCGGACTTCCTCGAGTCTGCAGCCAAGGTGGACGAGGCGAACATCAGCGAGGCGATGGCCCTGCTCAAGGGCACGTTCCGCATGGTCGTGCACCCGGACGACTTCGACACGTTCTGGTCGACGGCCAAGCGTGAGCGCCAGGGCGTGGACGACCTCATGGGCGTCCTGTACGCCGTCGTCGAGGCGGTCACCGACCGCCCTACCGAACGGCCCTCCGACTCCTCGGATGGGCCGACGCGAACCGCGCCTACCTCCGCGGGCGACTCATCCTCTCGGGTCGTGCGCCGGCTGGAGACCGAGGGGCGGCCGTCGATGGCACTCATGGTCATGCAGGCAAGCGAGGCCCAGGGTTCGCGCGCTTCGGCCTGACCCTGTCTGACGTCTGCGACCTCGCATACGTCCTGCTGTTCGAGCGGTTCGAGGCCGACCTGCGCGCCCGCGAGGCGCGTGGTGACGACCTCGTGGAGGACTGGCGGGAGCGGTTCGACTCGATCCTCGACGAGCCATTCGGCGAGGACGAACGGGGCCGGGCCATCCCGCGCGAGGAACAGGAACTGCGCCGAGAACTGGGGGTCGCGTGAACGACTTCGAGGTGCGCGGCGCACAGCAGTTCCTTGACCTGTCCAAGGCTCTCAAGGCTGCGGGCGACAAGCCAATGCGGCAGGCACTCACCGCCGGAATGCGTAAGGCCGTTAAGCCTGCCATGAAGCAGGCGCAGCGGCGGCTTAAGGACGGGCTGCCCTACGGCGGTCGAGGCAACGCCGCGTCCCAGACCGTGCAGGTTAAGACCGGTCGCGACCCGGGCGTCTCCGTGGTCGTGAAGTACGGCAGTAAGCGCGCCAGCAACGCGCATCTCGCGAACACGAAGGGGCGCATCCGCCACCCCGTGTTCGCTGACGGCGAGAAGCCCCGCAAGGACTGGCGGTGGGTCAACCAAGAAGTGCCAGGACTCAAGGGCTGGTTCGACGAGACGTACCGCGACGCGGCGCCCGAGATCCGCAAGGCGCTCGAGAAGGCCATGGAAGACATCGCTCAGATGATCGTGGCGCAGGCCAGCGGAACCCTACGCAAGATGCCCTGGGAGGGATGACGTGGCTAACCTCGCGCTAGTCTTTGACATCCTCGCTCGCGACCGGGCGTCCCACGTGTTCGACAAGGTAGGGCAGAAGTCGGACGGGCTCGGGTCCAAGCTGGGCAAGCTCGGCAAGGGTGCCCTGATCGGTGTCGCGTCGGCTGGTGCCGGTGCCGCGGTGGCCGGGATCGGCGCGCTTGGCGCGGCGATGGTGCAGGGCGTCAAGGATGCCGCGTCGTACCAGAAGCTCGCGGACAAGACAGCCGCCGTCCTCAAGTCGACGGGCAACGTCGCGCACCAGTCCGTGAAGGGTATTCAGGCGCGCGCCGGTGCATTGGAGTCCCTGTCCGGGGTGGATGAGGAAGTCATCATCAACGGGCAGAACGTGCTTGCCACGTTCACCAACATCCGCGACGGGGTCGGCAAGGGCAACGACGTCTTCAACCAGGCCACCAAGGCAGCCCTGAACATGTCGACCGCGCTCGGCACCGACATGCAGGGCTCGGTGATCCAGCTCGGCAAGGCCCTCAACGACCCGATCAAGGGTGTAACAGCCCTGCAGAAGGTTGGCGTGTCGTTCACGGCCGACCAGAAGAAGCAGATCCAGACCCTCGTCGAGTCCGGCAAGACGTTGGATGCGCAGAAGCTCATCCTCGGCGAGCTGAACAAGGAATTCGGCGGTGCGGCCGAGGCTGCGGGCAAGGGCTTCGAGGGCGCCATGGCTCGCGCGAAGGATGCCGTCGGTGACGCGTTCCGGGCCATCGGCACGAAGCTGCTCCCAGTGTTGACGAAGGTGGCCGACTACGTCGCCAGTCACGCCGGCCCGTTCATCGACCGGCTCAGCGACGGACTGGGCCGGGTGGCGAACGCGGCCAAGGGGCTGTTCCAGCTGCTCGTCCACGGCGACTTCACCGGCGCGCTGCGCAAGGCGTTCAACGTCGAAGAGGACAGCAAGTTCGTCACCTTCATCCTCAAGGCTCGCGACGCCGTCCTGTCTTTCGTCGGCTGGGTGACGGGCAAGCTGTGGCCGGCCATCGAGAAGGGCGTCAAAACGATCCTGCCCGCGCTCAAGGAGGCGCTGCACACGATCGCCGACGGCTTCAAGATGGGCGACGGGACCGGCGCGAAGTGGGCCGACACGATCAAGAAGATCGGCAACTTCATCGTGAACAACCTCATCCCGTTCATCGCGCTGCTGATCCGCGAGTACCTGCCCATATGGGCATCCCAGGTGCGCGTCGTGATCGAGACCGTGAAACTCCTGTGGCGCGCGTTTGAGACCCTCATGGGTCTCATCGGCCGCGTCATCGCGTTCATCCTGCGCCGGTTCGCAGACCTGTCGGACATGTGGTCTGCGATGCTGCGCGCGCTGTCCAAGGTGCCGGGCTTCGGCTGGGCCAAGGACGCCGCGGACAAGCTCGACAGGGCGTCCGGCAAGGCGAAGGCGCTCGCGTCCGCGATCGAGCGGATTCCCAACAAGAAGAACGTCGACGTGCACTTCACGGTCGGCGGCGTCGTCAAGTCCTCCGGTGGCGGCACGGTCACAGGTGGCCGGATCGCCCTGCCCGGTGGCGGGTACGTCAACCTCGGTCAGCGCGCCAAGGGTGGCCCAGTGTTTCCGGGTGCGCTGTACCAGGTCGGTGACAACCCGGACGGGTCGTGGAACCGCACCACCGAGCTGTTCGCGCCGGCGACCGCGGGCCGGATCATCAACCAGGAGCAGATCCGTGCTGCGGTCGGTGGCGGTAGTGCGGGTGGTGATGGCTACACGCGCCTTCACCCGCAGGACATCGCCGCGATCGTCGACGGTATCGCGCGCCGCCCGAACCGGATCAACGCGGGCCTGATCGGCTCCGCACTTGCGGCGGGCCTCTGATGGGCTGGCGTCGGGCGATTGCCATCGGCCCATTCCTTGCTGACAGTGACGGTGCGGACTTCCGCGCGACCATATCGCTGGCCGGGTGGGATGACGCGCCACCAGTTCGGTCCGATGCGCAGGACAAGGCGCAGCAGGACGGCGGATGGGACACGACCAGCTACTACGGCGCGCGAGTCATCGGTCACACCGGCGAGGTCGTGCAGCCGTCGCGTGCGGCTGCGCTGGCGATCGTTGACCAGCTCAACGACCTGACCCTGAAGTCATTGCATGAGTACGTCGTGGACGACCCGAACTTGGGCGTCCGGTCGACCATGGTCCGGGTGCTGCAGGGTGCGGCGGTGGAGTGGATCGGCCCAGTGCGGTTCCGGTACCAACTGCGTCTGCGCGCGGCCGACCCCCTGAAGTACGGCCCCGCCACGTTCGATCAGACCAGCCTCGCCGCATCAGCCGGCGGCACTGGATTGGTCTACCCGTTGGCCTATCCGCTGGACTACGGCGTCCCCCCTGGCGTGACGCCCGGTGCGATCACGCTGCCGAACGCCGGCACCGCCTCCTACCACCCGCGGCTGCGCATCGACGGCGGCGTGACCAACCCGCGCATCAGCCTCGCCGAGACGGGCGACCTCATCGCGATCAACTACACGATCCCTGACGGGCAGTGGGTGGACATCAACGCGGGCAAGCCGCGGGAAGTGCTGCTCAACGGGCTGGTCTCGCTTCGCAACGTCACGACGTACGTCGGCAACTGGTGCGCGGTCCCTGTCGGCGGCGGGTCGCTGTCGTGGACCGCTGACGGTTTCACCGCCAACCACTCCCTGTCCGCATGGGGTTACGAAGGAGCTTGGGTGTGAGCCAGTTCGAGTACCACAACGCCGCCAACGACGAGGGCAGCCAGAAGAAGGCACTCGCGTGGGTGTTGGCGAACACAGCAGGTAAGGCGAAGACGGGTGTCCTGTCGGGGCTGTCCGTGGCGCAGACCACGACTGCGTCGGCGTCGGTCGTGGTCGCGGCTGGCGCTGGCGTGGTGCAGGCTGCCACGCTCGACGGCGCGTCGCTGGTGGCGCTGGACACCGACCTCACCTACGACGTGCTGACGGCCAACCCTGTGGGCGGGCTGCCCCGCAACGACATCATCGTCTACGACCTCGCCACCCTGTCTGCGCTGCCGACCGCGTCCGGCGGCATCCGCGCGATCATCGGCACTCCGAACGCGTCCCCGACCGACCCGACCGTGCCCACGTCCGCGATCCCACTCGCGCGGCTGCGGCACGCGGCGTCGGCGACCACGATCCCGGCTGCGAAGATCGACAGCCTGATCGTGCCCACCGACCTGTTCGGCGTCCCGTACATGCAGACCGGCACCGTGTCGCTCGCGGGCGACGCGACGAACCAGCGCGCGCAGGCGGTGACGTTCCCGGTGCCGTTCACGTCCACCCCGACCATCCTGCTGCAGGTGCTGACGGGCATGACCTTGTCCTCCACCACGCAGAGCGTCTGGCCGTCGGGTGAGTCCGCGAGCGGGTTCACCGCCAACTGTGTGCGCAACAACACCACCACCGTCAGCGTGCGCTGGTTCGCCTACGGCAGCAGGTAACCCGTGCCCCGGTACGAGGTCTACGCCACCCGGTGGGACGATCCGCACATCGTCGAGGAGCTCATCCCCGCCCGCGGGTTGTCGTTCTCTCTGCCACTGTCGGACCACGGCGAGGCGTCATTCGAGGCGACGGTCGAGCCCGGCCGGTCGTTCTGGCGGCCATCCATCGGCCTGCCCGTGTCTGGCATCCTGATCGCCCGCGACGGGGTGCCGGTGTGGTCGGGGTGGGTGCGGACGGATCGCAAGACCGCCCCTCGCACGTTCCAGTTCACGTGCCAGGAGTGGGGCGGGTTCTTCGAGGACAAGTGCGACCAGCCGGCGCGCACGTGGACGAACGTCAACGACCACCAGATCTTCCGCGACCTCGTGACTGAGGCGCAGGCGGTGGCTGGGCAGAACTTGCAGGTGCAGGTCGACCCGTCCACCTCGGGCGCCAGCGTCTCGACGCGCGTCATCAACGCGTGGGACACCACCACCGTGGGCCGCGAGTTCCGGTCGCTGGCCGAGGCGACGGGCGGCCCGGAGTGGTACTTCGGCGCGGCTGGCACGCTCGACAACCCAGTGCGCCAGCTCGTCCTTGGCGACAGGCTCGGGCACATCACCGCGCAGACCGTCCTCGAGTTCGTGGAGGACACCGAGGACTACCGGCTGCCGGACCCGCCGCCCACGGTCGCGCTGCTGTCGTCGTTGTATCTCGGCGACCCGCAGCTGGTCCCGACGCGGCGAGCTGGCGGCAACCTGATCGACCAGGGGCGCGTGCAGGACGTGGCGAACGCGGCCACCTACGCCGAGGCCGTCGGCTCTGGTGAGGAGAAGGCGCAGAAGCGTAAGACGGCCACGGCGACGACGCTGCTGGCGCAGGGATGGCCGCGTATGACGTACGTGGACACCTCGCACACCGATGTGTCGGTGGACGCGACGTTGCAGCGGCACGCGGACGCCGCTCTGGCGGACCGTGCAGGCATAGCCACGGACTACCACCTCGTGTCGTTCGACGGCGACCTGACGGCCGACTGGACGCAGACCCCGCGAGGCTCGACGGTCGGGGTGGTGCTCGACACCGACGAGTACGGCGGCGACCGGCCCGTCGGCGGTGCGGACGGGTTCGACGCGCGCCTCGTCGACACCATCGTCCACGTCCCCGACGACGGCACCCCTCAGGTTGAGTGGGTCGTCACCACCGTGCTGGAGGTGTGATGGGCAAGCCTGTGCGTGCGCGCACCCTGACCGGCGAGATCCGCAAGGACCGCGCCAACGCCAGGGCGCTACTGAACCGCTCCCCGTTCTTCGGCACCGGGATGCACCCCAACGGCGAGGGCGGCATCGACTCGGACAACTTCGTAGCCGGCACGTCGGGCTACTCGTTCGGCTCGGACGGCAACGCCGAGTTCAACGACCTTACGCTGCGCGGCGGCATCATCGGCAACGATGCACTCACCAACCCGGTGCGAGGCGACTCCGCCTACACGGCAACGTCGGGCTTCAGCCTTGACACCGTTGGGGCTACGCCTCTCGCGTCACAGTCGTGGTTCACGCCGGACGGGTTCACCACCGCCGACATCCTCATCGTGGGGCGTGTCTTCGCCTACAACAACACCGCTGGGCTCGACTACCTGCAAGCCCGGTCGCGGGTCTACATCCCTTCAACCGGGGCGCAGGGATACGGCAATGCGATGCCGGTCGCGGTGTCGGGCAGCAGCGGGTCGGGCAAGAACGACTCGCCCATCAGCATCAAGGTCGAGGGCCTGACTGATGGTCAAGAGATCCGCCTTCAGGTGCAGGCGTGGACGTCGTTCGCGAACTGGGCGGCGAATGCCGGGAACATCGCGGACGTGTCGGGGCAGATCATCTGGACCCGCTGATTCCTCAGAGCGTCGCGGTGGTGGGTGACGGGTTCGCGTTGAGCGGCTGGCCGGGAACGATGTTGCCGGGCACGGGCGGCGGCGCGGTCTGACGGATCGGGTCGTCCGGCGCGGGAACCGTCTTGGTCGGCGCGGTGCTGGTCGGCTCGGTCACGGTGGCCACCTTCTGCTGAACCTTCTTCGGCGCGGGCGCGCTCGTGGTCGATTGTACCGGCGCAGGCTTCGGCGCGGCCGTCGTCGCGACTGGCGCGGGCGTGGTCGTTGGCTCGACCGTCTCGGCGGCGGGCTGCACGAACTGCACCTGCCTGTCGGGCTGGGCCTGCGGCGTGGTGAACACGATCCGGGCGACGAAGAATCCTCCGACGACACCCAGCACTGCCACCGCCGCGATGAGCGGCATAACGAGCTTCTTCATTCTGTCCCCTCCAAGTCTTTCCTGACCGCGGCCCGGATCACGTCCGAGGCGGTCACCCCACGGGCTGCTGCTGCTGACCTGATCGCGTCCCACTCGTCGTCCGGTATCCGCACTGAGCGGGTCGGCGTCTTCGGTTGGTTTGCCATCGGTTACCAACGTACGCGGGTGCAATACACCCCGTCAACTCCCGGCGCCCAACATCGTCCGTTCGTACGACCCCCTTGGAGGTTCAGCCCGTGGCGACGTACTCGTTTCAGCGCGTGCTCGTGTGGGACGTCAACCCCGGCGGCGCCATGCGGACCCTGCGCAACGGGCAGGTCAGCGTCTACAACGCAGCCACGGACGCGCTGCTGTTCACGGTCACGTCGGACGCAAACGGTATGGTCTCATTCGCCACCACCGACGTGCCTACCGTCTACTTCGTGTCGCCGGGCGGGCTGGTGTCCGAGCACATCACGGCGGCATCTGCGATCGAGGCTGCCGCGGCGTTCACCGTCTCCGAGGACGCCGCCGTACAAGCCCTCGTCAACGACACCGGGTCGGCCACCAGGGGCGCGCTGGATGGCGCATATGCACCGGCGCTCGTCGGCGGCAAGGCCCCGGCGCGGCAGGACTCGCTCGTCATGCTCGCCTCGGATCATGGCGTGGTGGGTGACGGCACCGCCGACGATGGGGCCGCGCTCAACACCCTGCTCACCACGGCCGCCGCCGCGGGCAAGGCGGTCCAGCTCGCCGCAGGGTCTACTGTTCGCTCGACCGTCGCCATCACCCCACCGTCCGGGACGCGCCTGGACCTCAACGGGGCCACCATCAAGTCCGCCATGCCCGGCGTGAACGACCGCATCCTCCCGATCTCGGGCGTGAGCAACGTCCGCATCTGGGGCGGCACCATCGACGGCGACAAGGCTTCATTCGCTACTGCCACAGAGCAGCGGCACAACATCCACATCGTCAACTCCTCGAAGGTCACCCTGCGCGACCTGGTGTCCAAGAACGCCAAGGGCGACGGGATCTACGTAGGAGACGACGTATCTGGCATGTCCTCCGACGTTGTGCTCGACCGGGTGACGTGCGATGCGAACTGGCGGCAGGGCCTGTCTGTGGTTGCCGTCGATGGGCTGTTCGGGTTTGCGTGCCGTTTCATCAACACCGCCGGCACGGCTCCGCAGGCGGGCATGGACGTGGAGCCCAACACCGACACCGCAGTCGTACGCCGAATCAAGATGGTCGCCTGCGACTTCCGCGGCAACGCAACCCAGGGGCTCATCATCAGCACGAGGGCGACCCCCACGGTGGTGCAGGACGGCGGCGAGTACATCGGCTGCTCGTTCGACCAGAACACAACGGACGGCATCTACCTCAACAACGCAACCAACGCCACGTTCACGGGCGGCACCGTCAAGGGCAACGGCTCCCGCGGGGTGTGGTTCTCCTCCGCAACCGGGGGCTCGATCCGTAACGTCAAGTTCCTCGGTGTCGACGTCATCGGCAACGCAGGCAAGGGGTTCCTGTCGGACCAGCCGTTCACGCGCGTCTCGGTCGTGGACTGCACCATCACCGACAACACCGGCATCGGTTCCGACTTCATCCCGGTCGGGGCATCGGTCGGGCTCAGGTTTGTCGGCAACACCACCGGCAACACTGGGGCCGGAACGTCGCAGACGCACGGTATCCGCACCGGATCCAACCTGTCCCGGTTCACGTCGATGGGCAACGTGCATGTCGGTAACACGACGGCGGCCACCTCGCTCGCGGACGACGTCACCACCCGGTTCCTAGTCGACGAGTCGAACCGTCTTACCGTGACCGGCTCGCGAGGCGGAAATGCCGCCCTCGCCGCGTTGCTGACCGGACTGGCACAGCGCGGGATCATCACCGACTCGACGACCGCCTGACCCAGAACGTCAGCTTCTTCACCACCACGGAGGACTCCCGCGGCCACAGGTAGGGCTGCAGACCGCGGGAGCCGGTATCACTCAACCGCACGACCGGGAGTCGCGCATGAGCACTTTCACCGATCTTGCAGCCCACTCGACGCCCACCGCAGGGAGTACTCGTGGACGTGACCGATGTTCCACCGGTCCTGTGGTCCATCTCCGGCGCGGCCGGCATGTTCGCCGGACTGTTCTGGATGCTCGCGACCGGCCGAATGCTCACCCGCAGCCAGCACGCCGAGATCGTCAAGGACAAGAACGAGACCATCGCGTTCCAACGGCAGACCATCACCGTCCTGACCAAGGCCACGCAGGATCTTGCTGTGCCTGCGCACACCGCCTCCTACGCGCTGCACCAACTGGAGAAGCGTGCCGACGAGAAGGCGGGCGATGAGTCGTGATCCGCTGGCCGTTCAAGTACAAGGGCAACCCGTCCGACCGCGAAGGTAAAGAGCAGGCAAAGAAGCAGCTCGAGGTGGCCCGCGCCATTGCAGAGAACGCTGCCGAGGCTGCCCGGGACCATCGCGAGATCCTGCGCCGCAACAACCTCGGCCCCCGCATCCACCAAGCCCTGGGAGGCCGCTGATGCTGCTCACCGCCGCAACGATCCTCGCCGAGGTTCTGATGGGCGCCGTCGCCGTCCTCGGCTGGCTGTTCGTGATCCTCTACTCCCGCGTGCGCTGGTATGCCACCCCCGAGGGCCGGCACCTGATGAAGTTCACCACCGGGCTGGCCCTGACGTTCTCGCTGTCGCTGCTGTTCCAGTTCACCGACCCGGGCAGGTGGACGCGCGTGGTGCTGTCGATCACCCTGTTCGGCTGGCTGGCATTCGAGCTGGCGAACCGCACCCGGCTCCATCTGCGAGCCCAGCGCGAGGCGCGCTCCAGCCAGTGATCCTCGCCACCTGCCTCATCCGTGAGCTGCGCGACCGGCTCCACGCCCGCGCCTACGAGCAGCACTCCCGCGGCCACGCCGAGGCCGCTCAAGCCCTGTGGGCCGTCGTCGAAGAGCTCGACGTCCTGCTGACTCATCTCAAGGAACGGAGGCGCTGATGGCCAGCCATGTTTGCGCTGCCTGTGGCCGCGAGATGCGCCGCTACGAGGGCTACGCCTCGGATATGGGCTACTTGTGTCACCCAGACGACCCGACTCTGCGCGACTGCTACCACCGCTGGACCGTCTACCAAGACGACGGCAGCTGCTCCTATGAGGAGCGTCGGCGTCACCTGCTCGACGACGTGATCGCCGAGTTCGGCATCGACCTTCAGGAGATCTGATGTCCGACTGCTGCGGCTCCTGCCCGGCCGAATGCCACTGCGCCATGCACGTCGAAGTGTGGGGATCCTGCGCCGAGCGCGACTACTGGCTCGACGTGGAGGACAGCGAAATGGAGACGACCTGATGGCGCACGGATTCTCGGCTTTCGAGGCCGCCGTCCAGCGAGGCCGCCGCGTCGTCACCTGCGAGTGCGGTTGGCGAAGCCACCCGGACTGGGCCAAGGGTCAACGCTGGCAGGCGCAAATCGAGGCGTTGCGGCGGCACGTCATCGGAACGTGGAAGGCGGCCTAACCGCATGACCTCGTGGGGCATCGACATCAGCAACCACCAGCGCGGCGCGAACCTCGCTAAGGCCAAGGCCGCCGGCTGCTCGTTCGTGTTCGTCAAGGCGACCGAAGGGCTGACGTACACCGATCCCGAGTACGCCGACTTCCGCGCCAAGGCCGGGGCCGCAGGGCTGCCGCTCGGGGCGTACCACTTCGCCCGCCCCCAGGCCGGTCGCACGGGGGCGCAGGAGGCGGCGCACTTCCTGTCCGTCCACCGGCAGCAGCCAGGCGACCTGCCGCCCGTGCTCGACCTCGAGTCCACCGCACTGTCGTCGTCGGCCACCGTCGCGTTCGCGCTCGACTGGCTGACCACCGTGCACAAGGCGACTGGCGTCCGCCCGATCGTCTACACGTACTCGGCGTTCGCGGCCCAGCACCTTGGCGGCGGCAAGGCGCTCGCGGCATACCCACTGTGGCTGGCGAACTACCGCTCCACCCCACCGCCAGCGCCCGCCCCATGGTCGACGTGGGTCGCGTGGCAGCACACCAGCTCGGCCACCGTTCCTGGCATCCCCGGCTCGTGCGACCGCAACATCGCCGCCCCAGGCTTCCCGACTACCACCACGACCGCCCAGGAGGACGACATGCCCTTGACCGAAGCCGACGCCAAGACCATCTGGCGCTCCGACATCATCCCCTCACCCGACGGCTCTGACGTCTGGCAGGCCGACTCCTACCTGCAGAAGATCCTCGCGGAGACGCGGGCTCTGCGGGCAGCTGTCGCGGCTCAGTCGCCGGCCGCCATCGCTGCTGCGGTGAAGGCGGCGCTCCCCGCCACGGCCGACGTCGATGTCGACGCCCTCGCCAAGGCCATCGTGCTCGAACTCGGAAAGGACTCCTGACCCATGCTCGCCCAGTCCCTCATCGCCATCATCCGCACCGTCGTCCCCAGCGCCGTCGGCCTCCTGCTCGGCTGGCTCGCCGCCCGGGGCTTCAACCTCGACCCGGACACGCAGGCGGGCCTGGTGACCGCACTCACCGCCGCCTGCATCGCCCTGTACTACGCCGCCGTGGCGTGGCTGGAGCGGCACGTGAACCCTGCGTTCGGCTGGCTGCTCGGCGCAGCCAAGCCGCCAACGTACGACGCGACCGCCCGCCTGGACCCGGCATCCCCGACCGGTGAGGTCGCCGCACCCGCGTCGCCGCTTCCTGACGGCACCCCGGTCGAGACGAACCGCATCCTCGGCAAGGCCTGATGCGCACCTTCCAGCTCCACCGCGATCACGACGTGTCCGGGATCTCGGGCACGGGCATCGTGGCCGACGGCGTCGTGTTCCCCGACGGTGTAGCCGTGATCCGCTGGCGGGGAGAGCGCCAGTCCACCGTCGTGTGGCCCAGCGTCGACGACGTCGAAGCGATCCACGGCCACGGCGGCGCGACCCGGATCGTGTGGGCCGACGAGCGCTCGGACGGCTACGAGGACGGGACGGGCTGATGCCCGCCACCAGCCGCGACCTGCGGTTCCTACGCCGCATGTTCGCCATGATGGCGGCCGGGTTCGCCCTGCTCCTCGTCGGCATCGTGCTCGACGCATGGGACCGCGCCACCGCCTGACCCGCTCAACGACAGCGCCCCTCTTGCCTTCGGGCGGGAGGGGCCTTTCGTCATGCGTGGTGGACGCGTACGGGTGGGCGCTCCGACCCTGGACAGTCTCCTGAGCGGCCCACTCTCGGGTCCGCATGGCGAACAACCAGGCCGCCACGGGTGAGAACCGAGTGAAGGCAGATGGAGCACTGCGCGCGCGACATGAGTCGAATCATAGCCGCGACGCATCAGTGACGCACGAAGCCCCCCGCCGACTCGGCGGGGGGCTTGTTTTGTGCGTGGGCGATACTGGGTTTGAACCAGTGACCTCTTCCGTGTCAAGGAAGCGCGCACTGCTGGTCAGGGGGTTGGTGGCGTGCCACGTCCAGAAAAAGTGTGCCATGCCGGGGCACTGTGGCGCATGGTGAACAGGGCTCGTGACGCACTAGTGACGCATGGCGACGCACTGCGGGCCACCGTGACGCATGGCGGGTCACTGTGTGAGTTGCCGTGCCGGGAGCGCCGTCAGGGCACGCTCGAACCGGTCATTTCCGGAGTGCAGGTAGCGCTCCGTCGCGCGCAGCGTCGAGTGACCCATCAGCGCCATGATGTCCGTGGGCGGCACACCGTTGCCCGCCAGCCATGACCCGAACGTGTGGCGCAGGTCGTGCGGCGTCGGCAGCGGGGCAGCGAGCCCGGCCGCGAGCACCGCGGGGGCGAACACGCGCCGCCGCCAGTTCGTGTAGTGCAGGCCGGGGAACACCATGCCTGATGCCGGGACGAGCTCGCCCAGCAGGTCCACCAGTCTGCGCTCCAGCGGAACGTACCGCTGCCCGGCCGCGGACTTGGGCCGGTCCTTGACCGTCGCGTCCCGGCGCAGCACTTCCACCACGGTGAGTCTGCGCGCGGCCAGGTCCACCCGATGCGCGTGCAGCCCGGCGACCTCACCCCAGCGCAGGCCCGCATACGCCATGAGCCGCACGATGCACCGGTCCCGGTCGGTGGGCGTCGCGGCCTCCAGCGCCTCGTACTCGGGTAGGGAGAGGAACCTGTCCACATGCTTGGGCGCCTTCGGCACCTTCACCCCGGCAGTTGGGTCGGCCATGATCCGCTTGTGCCGTACGGCGTCGGCCATCATGTAGCGGAACAGCTGGACGGACTGGGCGAGCGCGGTCGGCCCCACCTTGGCGCGAGTCATGTCGGCCACCCACGCCTCCACATCCCACGACGTCACCGCCATGAGCCGCACCGCGCCCCACCGTGGCTCGACGTGGGTGCGCCAGTGTGAGGCGTACTTGTCGGCTGTGGCCCTCTCGAGGACACGCGTTGCCAGCCAGATGCGGTACCACTCCCCGACCGTGATCCGCCCGTCCTGCGGGTCGGCCCACTCCCCGCGCCGGATTGAGCCTTCTGCGTCGTCAGCCCATGCCTTGACGACGCCCTTGAGGGGGTCAGTGCGTGTACGTCGGCGCCCGTCGGGAAGCCTGACGCTGGCTTGCCAGAGACCTGACGGAAGCTTGCGGTAACCCGCCATCGTTCCTCCTGTTCACCGCGACGAGCGGCGCACGTCGGCGGCCCTCCCGGTAGCCGGTGCGATAGCCGGCGTCGAACTCATCCCTAAGGCTACGCGACCGGCACAGTATGAAGCCGGTATTGAGCGCCGTCACACCCATGATGCACACCGTGAGGCCGACGTAGAACCATGGGTTCCGGTGGTCGAAGTGTGTTGCCGTGACTGAGATTCCGGCACCCCAGAAGATGCCCGTACCGATAGTGAGATAACCCTGCGTCGTCATGACGTGACGTTAGCCTCACTGTCCGACAGCGCGACCCCCGCTTGACCCACTCTTTACTTGGCCCTCCAGCCAGCGGCGCACGTCGGCGGGAGCCCCCTCCTCTACGAGCCCCTGACCGTCGTGACGGCCGATCATGATGAGCGTGTCGGGCGGTAGACCGAGCGCGCGGCTGATCGCGATGAGGACGGCCGCCTGCACGGACGGGTCGCTCTTGGCGACGCGCTGGATGGTGCGGGCCGAGTAGTTGCTCCTGCGGGCGAGCGCGTGCTTGTTGCCGCGCAGGTCGGTGCGCGGCAGGTACCAGTCGACAAAGTCCGCGATGAGCGCGCGGTCGACCTCTGGCCTGTGGTCTGAGTTGTGCTCCATAACTCGCCATGGTGTGCCATGGCGTGCCGTTGTGCCATAGGTGAGAACACCCATATTCGGCCGATAGACATAACGGTTAGGTCACGGAACCGTGCCACGGCACGCCATTGTCGGACATGGCGCGTACTGTCACGGTCATGGCTAGCACGCAGGGCACGGCCCTCCTCACGATCAACGAGGCAGCCGAAGAGCTGCGAGTCTCGCGCCGGACCATCTACCGCTACATCGAGGACGGCGCCCTCCCGACGGTGAACATCGGCCGCAAGGGATTCAGCCGGGCGCGCATCGCCCGCAAAGCGCTCGACGCCTTCATGCGCCGGTCTGGGAGCGCGGCATGACCGTCGTTGCCGCCGCTCCCCTGTCCCAGCACGAGGCCGAGCGGCTGACCCAGCGCATCGCGCTGCGACTGGACAGCATCGCCGACAACTACGTGGCCGTGATGCCGCTGATCCGCGAGGCCATCGAGCGGAACGCCTACTCCGCGCTCGGATACCGATCCCCCGGTGAGTACGTCTCAGACCGGTTCGGAGGGTCGCTCTCGCGGCTCGGGGTGGAGGTCCGGCGAGAGGTCGTCAAAGAACTGACGGCGGCTGGCATGTCCACGCGGGCTATCGCTCCGGTGGTTGGCGTGAACAACGCAACGGTGCATCGCGACCTCGCACATGTTGCGGATGCAACACCTGAGCCGGACTACGTGACCGACGAGGCCGACCTCATCGTGGACCGGCACACGGGCGAGATTCTGGACGACCCCTCCGACGACACAACCGGCGGGGATGTGACTTCCGCGACGGGTCCGGCAACGCCTGACGCGGAAGCGACGACCGAGGGCGAGCGCGTCGAGCTGGCTGACCAGCCGGCCCCCACGGCTGCGGCTCCGCGCCCCTCGGTCGTCGGGCTCGACGGCAAGACCTACACCCGGCCCGAGCCCGCACGGACCAAGGCCCCGCCGCGCCGCGCGCTGACAGACCAGTTCTTCGATGCCGTCTACGACCTCATCAAGGTCGCCGAGCGAGTCGACCGACTTGCCGCCGATGACCGCTTCACCCAGAACGCGGAGAAGGTCGCCGCGAAACACCGCGCCGACCTTCTCCGATCCATCGACCTGCTCCAACAGGTCGCCGACCGACTCGCCTGAGTCTGAACAAAGGGTACCGCACACATGTCCCGAAACAGCGCAGCACCAACGCCGTTGAACGTCGCGGCGATGGTGCACAAGCCGACCCACTCCTACGTGCACGTCACGCCCGAGATCGCCGAGCGGTGGCTCAAGACCAACTCCATCAACCGAAACGTCCGCCAGACCAAGGTCAACCAGTACGCGCGCGACATGGCAGCCGGTCGATGGACCCTCAGCAACGACGACATCTGCTTCGACGTGGACGGCCACCTGCTCAATGGGCAGCACCGACTGAACGCGGTCATCGCCTCAGGCGCAACGGTCCTCATGGGGATCAAGCGGAACGTCCCTCGGGCCGCGATGTCGAACATGGACACCGGAGCTGCCCGCACCGCAGGTGACGTGCTCGGGTTCGCCAACGAGAAGAACGCACAGTTGCTGGCATCGACGGTCAAGGTGCTCGTCCTGATCGAGTCGCGCCGCGTCTACCAGGACACCAAGCAGCAGGGCGTGTCTCACGGTGAGATCGTGGCATGGCTCAGCAGCCACGACGACTACCAGGACATCTACGAAGCCGACGTTCGCCACTCGGTAGGCAAGGCGTCCGTCCTGCGGAAGTCCGTCGACGCGCCGCCCACTTCGGTCGCCGTCTCGCACTACCTCATTTCGCAGGTGTCGGGCCAAGCGGACGCGGACCGGTTCTTCGACCGCATCGGTCAGCCCATCAACGAGCCCGAGGGCTCCGCCGTCCACGCCATTCGCACGCGACTTCGTGAGGTTCAGCGCAGTCGGGCCGTGTACCCCGCTCGGAACTTCGTCTATCTGTTCATCAAGGGCTGGAACTACTACGCCGCCGGCACGGACGTTCGCACGCTCACGATGGCGCCGAAGGCGGGGACGCGCTTCCAGATCCCTGCGCCGATGCAGTGGTCGCGATGACCGCCCTCCGCCGCTTCTGGCACCGCCTCGCCACGGCCGTCATCACGGACGACCCCTACGACGCCCTGAGCCGGTTCGACCTGCTCGACGGCCGCTGACCACACAAGAAAGCGCCGCCCCAATGCGCTGCAACGCGGGGCGGCGCCTACCAGATCGGAGTATCCCATGAAGGGGTCCACCAGCACCACCACGGAGCCGCCGCCCGCCGTCTACGAGGGCAGGCGCCGAGCCGACGACGTCCACGCGGTCATCCGATCAGCCTTCCGCGACTCGCTGCGTCGTAACTCCCTCGTGCCCGAGTACCGGGGCAAGCACAGGGCGTGGGCCAAGTGAGAACCCTCACCGTCTCCCGCACCGTCGCTGCTCTCGCTGTCGGCTCGTCCCTGGCCCTGGTGTGCGCCCTGCCCGCGTTCGCCGACCACCACGAGGAGACCGACGGCTGCACCCACGGCAACTCAGGCCAGCCCTGCCGCCCCGACCCGCAGCCCACGCACGGGCAGGACTGCGACGAGCACGGCAACCACGGCGGCGTCTCGGAGGACCACTGTTCCCCCGCGCCGACCGACCTTCCTTCCACCTCAACGACTTCCGCGCCGTCCACGACGACGCCCTCTGAGACGGAGACCTCGACATGGACCACTACGACCACCACCACGGCGCCTACAACGACCCCGCCGTCCAGCGAGCCATCGCAGACCACGTCCGCGACCACCACAACGACGACGGCCACGACTTCGCCGACGAGTGCGGACCCGACGACGACCAGCCCGTCACCGTCGAGCAGCTCCTCGACCTCCGCGACGCCCTCGAAGCCAACGACGACGCAGACCTCAGCGACTTCCGCGCCATCCGCGAGCGCGCCGACGACCCGACATGGCTCTCGTTCCACCGCATCCGCCTCATCCTCGGCGACTACGAACGCCTCACGCCGTTTGAGCGCGAGATCTTCGGCCGCCGCATCGGCAACGCCTGAACTCGCCCACACCGGGGCCGAACTCTCGGACGCCGCCTACGTGGCCCTGTTCGTCCTGTTCGTTGGCGGGATCGTCACCTGGGTCGCGTGGGTGCTGCGCAGCCACGACAACGAGCGGAGGCACTGACATGAGCGCCGAGCTTCCCATCGACGTAGACCCGACAGACATGCTGCGGACCGCCACACTCTCCGACGACGGCCGTTACCGCTACGAACTGCGCCGCATCTGGGGCGACCACCACGACCCGGCGGTGTTCGTCATGCTCAACCCCTCCATCGCAGACGCCGACAAGGACGACCCCACCATCCGGCGCTGCATCCGGTTCGCCCAGACGTGGCAGTACGGGTCGCTGCTCGTGGTCAACCTCTACGCGCTGATCTCGACCGACCCGACCGGGATCGCCGACCGGCCTGACGGAATCGGTGGCAGGCGCGCTGAGGACTTCCTGCGCAGGGCCATCCGAGACGCTGGCGTCGTCGTGGCCGCATGGGGCAACCACGCCCGCCCGCGACGTGTCGAGCAGGTTCGTCAGATCGCCCGCGAAGAGCAGCGGCAGATCATGTGCCTCGGTCGCACAAAGACGGGCGCACCAATCCACCCCCTGGCTCGTGGCAAGCACCGCGTCTCCGACGACGTCCAGTTGCAGCCCTACTTCACGGGAGGCGATCGATGAAGGTCAACGCCATCCCCATGACCGACAACGTGATCCGCCCCCTCGAGATCCTGGGCCGCACCAGCGACGGCGAACTCCTGTGCTTCGAGGTCCAGCAGGAGACCGGCATAACGTCACCCGAACTCGCCGCCCTGCGCCGCCGGGTCGCGCTGTCCCCCAACGGGCTCGTGACGTTCGAGGGCAACACGCTGGATGAGTCGATGGTGGACGCCTTGATCCGCGCCGACGCCGACGTCCTGCCCATCTGGCCGCGCGAGTCCTGCCACTGCGGGAACGACGCCGTGCAGGTGATCGACGGCAAGCCCGTCTGCCACGGCCATGCCATGGACTACGCCCGCCACGAGAACGGGGATGTGTGACATGGCCCTGCTCATCGTCGTCCTCATCGTCGCCATTCCCTGCGTGGCGGCCATCCTCGCCCACACAGACGCCGCCGCTGGCCCCGTGGCCCCTCCAACGCGGGACTGGCGGCGCGCTGGGGGTGCGGGATGAGCCGGCCGCTGCTGCTCGACCTGTTCTGCGGTGCAGGTGGCGCCGGAATGGGTTACCACCGAGCCGGTTTCGAGGTGGTTGGCGTGGACATCAATCCTCAGCCCGACTACCCCTTCGAATTCTGGAGGGCGGATGCTCTCGACTACGCAGAGCGCAATGGTCACATGTTCGACGCCGTTCACGCCTCCCCTCCGTGCCAGGCGTCAACCGCGTTGACCAAGGGAACCAACAAGGGGCGCGAATACACGCAGCTGATTCCCGCCACGCGGGCCATGTTGTTCCACACTCGGCTCCCCTCGGTCATAGAGAACGTGCAGGGCTCGGATCTTCGCCGGGACATGATCCTGTGCGGTGAGATGTTCGGGCTGAGCGTCCTGCGCCACCGCTACTTCGAGCTCTCCCGATTCCATTTCACACCGCCGGCGCACAAGCCCCACCGGGGCCGCGTGCGCGGATGGCGTCACGGCACCTACTACGACGGCCCCTATGTCGCGGTCTACGGCGAGGGCGGCGGCAAGGGCTCCGTGCCCGAGTGGCAGCAGGCGATGGGGATCGACTGGACCGACGACCGCAAGGCCATAGCTGAAGCCATCCCACCCGCCTACACCGAGCACATCGGCCGCCAACTGCTGGCCCACATTACGGCTGAGGCGGTGGCCTCATGACCACCGCCTCATGCCGAACGACTCACCGCCTCCGCAGGTACCGCTCCAACGCTTTCACGACCACCGCCGTGACCGTCGTTCCTTCTTGTGCAGCCTTCTCCACCGCCGCCTTCCACACCGGCTCGGGGATGCGCAGGGACCTCGGCATCGTCGCCATGTCAGGCGGGGATGGAGAAGCGGCGCTCGACCGGAAGGCCCTTGGTCGACGGGTCGTGCGCGGCGTACACGAAGCCGTGAACCTTGCTGGCCTTGTTCGCGTTCCGCTCGGTCACGCCGAGGTTCTTCGCTGCCAGCGGGCGGATGAGTGCGGCGAGCGGGAAGGGCTGGCCGACGCGCTCGGCGTTGACCTTGCAGATGTCGCAGTCGCAGGTGACGCGGAAGGTGTGCTGCTGGATCACGGTGGTTCCTCTCGTCGGGCTGTATCTACAGTCTGCACCAACCTGTATCTACACGTCAAGGGGAATCGCCAATGATCCTCCTCTACCCCACCTTCACCGTCACCGACGCCACCCGCTGCGACGCCTGCGGGGCCACCGTGAACGGCGCCGGCTGGCAGCCCAAGGCCAAGCACGTCGACTGGCACGTCACCTGCCTGCGGGCGATCGCCGAGCGGGTGCGCGAACTGAGGGGGCAGGGATGAGCGCGCTCGCGTACACGCTCGACGCGGCGACGCAGCGTGTCTTCCTCCACGCCGCCCAGCCGCTCGAGATCACCGACATGACCGACCGCGTCGTGGTCGGCACCTGGCTCACCGAGGACGACCTGTGGTTCCTCCACGACCTGTTCATGCAGATGCGCCCCCGAACCGAACAGCTCGGGGCTGACGCGAAAGGAGACTTGTGATGGCTGACCTCGAAGCGCTCGCCGCGCTGCGAAAGCCGTTCCAGCCCGAGCAGATCGGGCAGCTTCCGAAGCCGTACCGGAAGGACTCGCCCAAGGCGAATTGCAACGTCTGCGGTGGCTACCACGGGCAGCCGGCGGCACACCTGGACTTCGTCGGCCACGCCGTCGCTACAGCCCGCCTGCTCGACGTCGACCCCGAGTGGACGTGGGAGCCGATGGGCCGCACGCCCGAGGGACTTCCCGCGCTGGACCGCAGCGGGAACCTGTGGATCCTCCTGACCATCGGCGGCGTGACCCGACCGGGCGTCGGCGATGGGGCGTCCATGAAGGAGTGCATCGGCGACGCGATCCGCAACGCAGCAATGAGGTTCGGGGTCGCGCTCGACCTGTGGTCCAAGGAAGACCTGCACGCTGCCGAGGTCGAGAAGGGCACCGAGCCGACTCCTGAAGAGCGCCGGTTCCGCGAGGCGAAGGTCGCGGCGTGGCGCGCCTGGTGCGACCACTCAGGCGGCAACGACTCGGCCGCCATGCAGGCCGAGTACGAGCAGTGGTGTGCCCAGCCGTTGGCCGATGCGCAGACAGACGACTTCGACCGCTTCGCCAAGTACCTGCGTGAGCAGACGTCGGGTGAGCAGTCGTGACCGCCGCCAACGACCGGGTGCGCCCGGCCATCCTCGACCTGTCCATCGGCGTGTCCGTGCTGGACCACGTCTCCGACGACTTCGACAACCTCACCGTCGCCGAGGCAGTGGAGCACCTGTCCGTCCTCAAGGAACTCATCGCCAAGCAGCGGCAGCTGGAGGCCGCCCTTGAGCGGTGGGTAGCCGAGTGCTTCAAGGCCGAAGGGTGGCGCGACCCGCAGGAGTTCCCCGGCCTAGGGACGGTGGAGGTTCGCCGCTCCCGCACCCGCCGGGCGTGGGAGCACGACCTGCTCACCCGCGACTGGCTGAACACGTTCCTCGAAGGCCGCGGTGGTGAGACGCCGGACCCGTTCGACGTGGTGGAGGAGTTCCGCAAGGTGGCCTCGGTTGGGTCGTGGAAGGTTCGCGGGCTCGCGGCCTACGGCATCGACGTGGCGGACTACTGCGATGAAACGCCGGGGACGCCGACTGTGCAGATCGTGAGGGCCGAGTCGTGAAGCGGGGCGGACGAATCCGTCAGCGCACGCCATCCGAGCGCTTTTGGGCCAAGGTTCGCAAGGACGAAGGCGGGTGCTGGCATTGGACTGGTGCCCTCTCTGACACGGGGTACGGGACGTTCAACGCTGGCAACGGCACCTACATGGGCGCGCACCGTTTCGCGTACATGGAGAAGGTCGGGCCCATACCTGCCGGGCTGGTGCTGGATCACCTCTGCCGCAACCGCGCTTGCGTGAACCCCGACCACTTGGAGGCGGTGACGCAGCGGACCAACATGCTTCGGGGAGTAGCCCCAGCGGCACTGACGGTAGGGACGCAAGTCTGCCAGCGCGGACACGACTACTCCGACGCATACCTGACAAAGCGCGGCTCCCGCAGGTGCCGTAAATGCGCCAGCATTCTCAACCGCAAGCGACGGAACAAGACAGGCCGTAGGAACCTGCCCCCGAACATGCGCGCCGCCCTCTACGAGCGCGAGGGAGGTTGCTGCGCACGCTGTGGCGGCGGATTCCACTCCCGCTACATGCATGTTCATCACCGGAAGCTGCGGAGCCAGGGGGGAGCCGACGACGAGTTCAACTTGGTCATCATCTGCCCGCGCTGCCATGAGTGGGCGCACCGCAACCCGCGCAACGCGGCACTCGCCGGCTGGATCGTCCCGTCGTGGGCGAACCCTGCCGAGTGGCCGGCCTGGCGCGCGCACCACGGCAGGGCCGATTGGTGGCAGCCGACGCCCGATGGCTGGGTCCGATCCGAACCTAACGAGAGGCAGGCCGCGTCATGAGCGAGCCCGCATACCGCCGCATCCTCGCCACCGTCGAGCCCGGCGCCCACATCACCATCGACGACCTGCGCCCCGTCGTGGAGGCCAGCCAGTTGACCACGTTCGAGCGGGGCGAGCTGTTCCGCTGGGGCGTCCGCAACGGCTACCTCACCACCCGCCACGTCACCAAGGCGTCGACCTGCCCGAGCCGGAAGAACGGGCGCGTGCAGGTCTACCGCAGGACGCGCAAGGCCGTGGGGGTGGCGGTGTGAGCGAGCCCTACTACCAAGACGACTCGGTGACGCTGTACCACGGGGATGCGCTCGCAATCCTGCGCGAGATGGCGGACCAGTCCGTCGACTGCTGCGTGACCAGCCCGCCCTACTTCGGGCTGCGGTCCTACCTGTCGAAAGATCATCCCGACAAAGCCCATGAGATCGGAACCGAAGAGTCGCCGGCTGAGTATGTGGAGTCTCTTCGCGCCCTGTTCTCCGAGATTCGGCGCGTGCTAGCGACGGATGGGACTGCGTGGCTCAACCTGGGAGACTCGTACTACTCCGGCCGGGGCAACCCTGGACCGAATGCCGCAGACGGCAAGCAACCTGCCCGGCGAGGGTGGGCCAGATCAGTGGACCGTCCCGGCCAGAAGTGGGGCAGGCCGAAGTCGCTGCTGCTCGTGCCAGAACGGACCGCAATTGCGCTCGCGGACGACGGCTGGACTGTGCGGTCGCGCGTCATTTGGGCCAAGACCAACCCGATGCCTGAAGCCGTCACGGACAGGCCCACGTGCTCACATGAGCACGTGTTCATGCTGACGAAATCACGGCGCTACTACTACAACGCTGAGGCCATCGCAGAGCAGGCTACGGGCCTGTCGAGCGGCAACTCATACGCGAGGCCGGAACTGGTTGGTCATCGCGACACGGATGTCCGATGGGAGGGGCGCCCACAGTTGCGGCGTGCGCTCGAACTAGCCCGCGAGAAGGGCCTCACTGAGGAGCACTTTGCGGCGATTAGGGCGGTCGGTATGAACGACGCTGGGAAGGCCATCATTACTCAGTCCGGTGCCGGTCGGAATGCCGAGCGAGCCCAAGCCCTTGCAGACGAAGCGAAGGTCGCGCTGGGCGGCTATTACCGGGAGTTCCTGACCGGTGCTACGCGCAACCGGCGCGACGTTTGGACATTCCCTCCCGAGCCATTCGCAGAGGCGCACTTCGCCACCTTCCCGAGCGCACTTCCTGAGTTGTGCATCCTAGCTGGCTGCAAGCCCAGCGGCGTGGTGCTCGACCCATTCAACGGCTCAGGGACGACGGGCCTGGTAGCTGGACGCCTCGGCCACCGCTATGTCGGCATCGACCTGAACCGGGACTACCTCGACCTGTCGCTGCGGACTCGGCTCGCACAGACGCCCCTCATGTACGACGGGGAGGCGTCCGCATGACCACCGACCAGCCTCGCGGCGACTCCCGATCCGGGCAGTGCCTGACCCGCCAGCACGAGCGGTGCGCCTACCCGCCGTGCCCGTGCCCCTGCCATCGAAAGGAGGGCTTCCGTGGCTCGAATCCGCTCGGTTAAGCCAAGTTTTTGGGCCTCCGTCGCCCATATGAGCCGCGATGCGCGCCTTTTCGCCCTCGGTTTGATCAGCCTCGCCGACGACGACGGGAGGTTCGTCGCGTCCCAGGCGTCGGTGTTCGGGTACGTGTTCCCGCTCGATGACGACCTGACCAAGCGGCACTACGACAAGTGGATGCGAGAGGTCTGCACCCCCAAGCCGGGTGAGTCGACACCCCTCGTGGTCCTCTACTCCCACAACGGATTTCGCTACGGCTACTTCCCGAAGTACCGCAAGCACCAGCGGATCAGCCACCCGCAACCAAGCCCGCTACCGGCCCCGCCGCCGGACGCACTTTTCGAGGTGAGCGCATGAACACGTATGTGGAGTCATTCCACGCACACCTGCGGAATCGTTCCGCTCTCATGTGTATCGGGAATGGAATGGATTGGAAGGGAATGGATTGGAGTGGAGGACGTGGTGAGACTCCCATCCATTCGTCCGGTTCCGTAACGCGCGAGCAGCGCATCGGATGGATGGGGGTTCAGCGATGAGCCTTGACCTCGGGTTGGCGGCACGCGTCGTCGCCGGAATCCGCTCCACCACCCCTGGGGCAGTCCCGTGGGACACCGCAGGAGTCGCCGCAGCGCTCAAGGCCGTGGGCGGGTCGCCCGGCGCCGCCCTCGCAGCCGCAGCCCTCGCAGCCGAGGACGCGAAGCTCGAAAAGCCATCCGAGGCCGGGTTCCGCAACCACTGGCCGAAGAACGCCACGAGCGAGCCCGTCATGTCGCACAACGTGCGCTGCCACGAGCACCCGATCAACTTCCACCCGTGCCCGCTCTGCGCGGCCAAGCGGACACCACCACCGATCGATGACCCCGAGTACGTCGCCATGAAGGCAGCGCTCAAGGGGCGACAGGCGCCGACCACGGTCGACCAGCGCCACCAGCCCACACCCACCGAAGAACTCGCCCGAGCCAGGGCCAGAGCAGACCGGGAGGCGAACCGATGAGCGGCCTCACCACCCAGCAGCAGTGGACCCATGACCACATCGCCCGCTGCACCTGCGGCGCGTGGATGGTCCTGTTCGAGCGCGAACTGTGGGAGCTGGTCCACCTTGACCGTCGCCCCGCCTGCCGCCACATCAACCCATCCACGATGGAGCGTGTCGCATGAAGACCCCATGCCAGGAGCGACCCGACCTGTGGGTCAGCGACGACCGGGCCGAACGCCTCGCGGCCAAGGCCGAGTGCCTCACCTGCTGGCGGCTGACCGAGTGCGGCATCGAGGTCTCGGACATGCGACGTCGCAAGCTGCCCGTGTTCGGCGTCGCAGCCGGCGTCGACTGGACCCGCACGACCAAGGCTGCCGAGCCGGACGCCGCGCCCAGCACGTGCGGCCACTGCGACAAGCCCATCACCCAGAGGCGTACCGGGGCGCGGCGCCAGTGGTGCAGCGAGGAGTGCGGATACCACGGGCGCCGGGCTGCGAGGGCTGCCGCATGACCGCCGTCGTCCGCGACTCCAAGGCGATGCTCGCTGTCGCCCGATCCATGACTGAGGCCGAGCTGCAGCGGTCGGTGCTCGACCTGTCCACGTTGCTCGGGCTGCTGGTGTTCCACTCCGGGGACTCGCGCCGCGACTCGTGCGCCGGCTACCCGGACCTGACCATCGTCGGCTCTCGCGGCGTCATGTGGCGCGAGCTCAAGACGCAGGGCGGCCGGGTGCGGGTCGAGCAGCAGCGGTGGCTGTCGCGCCTGTCGCGCTCCGGTCACAACGCCGCCGTTTGGCGGCCGGTCGACTGGCTGAACGACACCGTCGCGGCCGAGCTGAAGGCGATCCGATGACCCGCCTTCTCGCCGCCCTCCAAGCCCGCATCTACGCGAACCACAAGCGCCGCACCATCGCATCGAACAAGAGGCACCGCCCGCCCTTCGACAAGCCAGCAGTGACCACCAGGAGAGGACCCAAGCCATGACCACACCCCGCGCCGACCTGACCGGACACCCCGGCGTCACCGACACGTTCGTCCACCCCTGCCACGACTGCGGCGAGACTATGCACGTCGTCGGAGGCGTCGAGCAGCCGCACGCTCACAAGGTGCTCACCGAGGACGACGGCACGCCCGCCGTGTTCGCATGGTGGCAGGGCTACGACGCCGCGCACGAGGCTGGTCGGGATGACCGCACCCGCCTGCGCAAGGTCCGAGAGATCCACAGCCCCGTGGACGCCGTCGACTACGGCCGCAACCCCGCCCGCCGGAGCCAGGTATGCGCCGGATGCGGAACCGACAACGGCAACTGGCAGGTCTGGCCCTGCCCGACCATCCGAGCGATTGAAGGTGCGCGATGACCGACCACCAGAACCAGCAGCAGGGCCATGAGGTGCGCATCTACGGCGCATCCGACGACCTCATCGAGTTCGACGGCGCTATCCACGGCGAGGCGTCGTGGTACAGCGACCACCCGGCCAAGATCACCGTCAAGGCGCCGGACGGAACGAAGATGCGCCTGACCGCTCAGTTCTGCGGCCCCGCGAATGAGGACGGCTGGAGCGTGCAGGTCGTCGATAACCCCGGCGGATGGGCGGTCGAGCCGCTCATCACTGGTCACCCGGACGACGGTGAGCCTGACTTCGGCGTCAAGCTCCATGTGCCTGCTGGCGTCACGGCCAAGTGCAACGGGGAGAAGGTCCGATGACCGCCCCGGACGTTCGACCTGAGCCCTCGCGCGCGGACGTGGAGCGGTACGCCGAAGCGCTGGGGATCCGCTCGTATCACGCGGCGCATCCGAACGCCCGCGAGGACGTCGACCGAGTCCTCGCTCTCGTGGCCCAGGACCGTGCCGTTGACGCCGCGACCATCGAGGGCCTGCGAGCCGAGGTGGAGCGGCTGAGGTCAGATGCCGGTGTCGATGCCAGAGGAACCTCGCGGGCTGAGCGGCTGTGGGGCTTGGTCAAAACGTACCGCGCCGACCTAGAAGCGAGCGAGGACCGCGCCGAGGCCGCGGAGTCCGCTCTCACCGAGGCGCGGGAGCGGTTGTCCCGGCTGCGCGCACTGGCGGACGAGCACAAGCGCACCTGCAACCCCGCGCCGTACACGTCCGAGCGGGCGCTGATCGAACGCCTTGAAGCCGTCCTTGCCGGGGTGGCCGAGCAGGAGGCGGGCGAGGCGGTGTGCGTCTGCCCGGATGACTTCTGTCTCGGCGCTGAGGGCGACCAAGCCTCCGGCACGGCCGAGTGCGCCGCATGTCTCGCGCTCGACCCTGAACTGCCCTGCCTGCGCGAGTCCGCCCCGTCCGGGTCCGACGACACCAAGGGCGCCCTCGCGGCTGGTGACGCCGACGTAGCCGAGGCGCTCGGGCTGAATCCGCGAGTCCTCTACGGCAAGGATGGACAGTTCGAGTGGTGGCAGACGAAAGCTCACTGGACGGAGGCCACCCGATGAGCCGCATCCGGGCGGCGGTCTGGTGGAACTCGCTGAGCGACACCTTCGAGAAAGCGTGCCGCGAGTTCATCGCCAGAGCGCAGAAGGCCGAACGCGAAGAGAAGGGCCACGACTGCGGCCACGAGTGGACCATCACCATCGAGTCTCGCGGGCACTCGTCCGGCATCTACGGCGAGCCAGACTCTCCACACTCGGACGCCAACTGGACCAGCACCAGCGGCCCCGTCACGGTGCGCGCCCACAACCTGCGTGACGCGCTGCTTGTAGCGGCGACGCTGCCACTGAATGAGTGGTTCGACGATGAGGAGGTCCCCCGATGAGCGAGGACGTGCGCCGGGCTGCTACCGAGGCGGCGATGAAGGCGATGGGGTGCGAGCCATGGACCAACTACACGGGCTGGGGAATGGGCCCGATGCAGCGATGCCGCATACACGAGGCCGCGTGGTCGACCGCCGGATGCCCTGTGGCGTCCAGTGTCGCTGACGCTGTTCTGGCCGCCGTGACCGGGCCGTTGCAAGCGGCGGCGGAACTCGACCTCCTCGCCCAGATCACCGAGCGGTTCGACCTCGGATGCTGGGCTGGTGGCGACGATGTTCGCCGGGAGTTCCACAAGCGCCGCGCCAACCGGCTCACGGCAGGAGACGCGTGATGCCCGACCGGCCCCTCTGCCAACACCACACCGACGTCGCACGCGCCGCCGCCAGGTTCGAACACCTCAACCGCGACACCGCCCACAACCTCGAACTCATCGCCGGCCAATGCCCAACCTGCAGGGAGGCGACCCATGCTCCATGACGCACTGTGCGAGCTGGGCCAGCCCAACCGCAACTGCCGCACCTGCGACGGCTGGGTGTCGCCCGGTCA